GTATCATCACTATCTTTTGATGTTTCGCCGCTCATTTTAACTACAGCAAATTTACTTACCGCTGGACTGTAATAGCTAAGCACATCAAGAGGGTATTCGCAGGCATGAAATCCACTCCCATAAGCCTTAACATCACCTTTATGCACATACGTTTTGCCTACCTCATACTGATAACCTCGACAAGTCCAGTCTTGGTTAAAACCTTTATAAGCTATAATCTCTTTATTTTCTTCAGCCATTTTTGTCTCTCAAATTTATATAATAAAAAAGCCACTATTGGTTAGTGGCTTGTGGTGTAATTCAAAACGGAATATCATTAAACCCATCTTGTTCTGCTGCTGCGCTTAATGGGTCGAGTTTCTTTGGTTTTGCTTGGGCTTGTGGTTTATTTTGCTGGCTTTGCTCATCTTGGCGACTTCCTAGCATTTGCAAAACATCGCCTTGTATTTCTGTCGTGTATCTGTCTTGGCCGTTATTATCTTGCCATTTGCGTGTTTTTAAACGACCTTCTATATACACTTGAGAGCCTTTCTGTAAATATTGGCCGCAGATTTCAGCTTGACGACGATAGAATACAATGCGGTGCCATTCGGTTTGAGTTTTTTTCTCTCCGCTGTTCTTATCTGTCCAACTTTCGCTAGTTGCTACGCTAATATTCGCTACTTGTTCGCCATTTGGCATTGTTCTCATTTCAGGGTCATTACCTAGATGCCCCACAATAATTACTTTGTTTACGCCAGCCATTAGCTCATCTCCTGTATGAGTTGTTGATAATATTCTTGAGCAATTTCTACTCGCTCTTTGATTTTCTCAATGACTTTCTCATCACGTTTAATTGTGACCGTCGTGATACGTTTTTCTTGGGGGATTTGCTCAACCAAGTCAATGTATCTGTTTGGGTCGTCATAGCTTGATAATTGGTCATAAGGAGTGGGGAGGAGGACAAAATCAATTTGCGCCTCATCACAATCCCATAGCCACATATAGCCTTGCATTTGTGCGTCATACCCCGCTTTTTTGGCTTTTTCTTCCGCCTCATCAGCAAAAAAAGGGTGTGAGCCAATATCCCAAGAACATTTAGTGTCTATGATTAATCTTCGGCTTGGCACATAAATATCGCACTCGCCTGTAATCCAATCGTTTTCGCGTCTTTCCGTGTTCTTTTTAAGCGGTAATCCACGTTTACGACCGCTTAATTTAATGGCTTGTTCTTCTAGCGCAATGCCTTTCTCGGTGTATTTATTGCCTTCAAAATCTTGATAGCCAAACAAGTCATATTTCACTATCTTTCTTACCGCACTTTTAGCGGTAGCAGATATTCCGTTACCACTTTTAGGTTTTGCCATTAAATCAGCCAAGCCAGAGCATCTAGCTTTCAGCTTGTACATTTCCATTCTCAATCGCCTCTAATTCCTCAATCTGTTTTTGACTAAACTCATAAGCCCCGCTATCACAAAGTTCTTGCAGGGTGGTTTCGCCATTGGTAATGCTTTGTTTGCATTGTTCGAATGTGGCTTCATCAACAACCGCTAAAAATTCTGCTTCTTGAATATTGTCGGTGTAGTTGAACTCTTGATTTTCCACATCTTTCACAACGGCTTGGTCGGCTAATACGGCTTGTTGCATTTCAACAGAGAGCGGGGCTTGTTTTGATAGCAATAGCTTAGTTACGGTTTTTAATGCCATTGCCTCGAAGTTATCGTGCCATACGCCATAGCCTTTTTTGAATGTTTGGCTGTAGCGTTGAGCGTGTTTGACGATGTCATCGTGGCTCATATAGAGTTCGGCTGAAAAATCGTTTACCAGTTTAAAATAGGCGTAATAGCCGATTGGGTTTTCGTTTTGCTCGGGTTCTTGCTCCCAGTCGAACTCAAAACCATTGATGAAATCTTTTTTGATAAGTTGCTTTTTGTACACAGGCAATGCGACTAAGCGTTTAAATTGCCCGCTACGTTGTGCCAGTTGGATAAAACCTTTATAACCAATTTGGAATTGTGCTTCGGTTTTCTTTTCTTTGTTGTTTCTGAAAGGGACGATGTAGGCAAAGCCTAAGCCATTTTGTAGTGGCAAATTTAGTGTCGCCGCCATACAAGCCGCGTTAAAAATACTCATTGGATCGGCAGTTTTAAGCATTGAATTGCTGTTGGCGATTTGCATAACACTTGTTGCAAAGGTTGCCGCATTTTTGCCAACAAGTTCCTTAATTTTATTTTGCACATTCGCACTTTCAAAAAATGTTTTAAGCGCAGGTGGCTGTTTATTTTGTTGATGTTGGACTTGGTTTGTCATCTCGCCCCTCCATTAATCTGGGTCATAATCATTCATTCTTGCGTGCAATTCACGCTCGGCAATTTTCTTAATCGCCTCTTGTCTATAAGGCTCATAACTTGCACCGCTACCAATGGCAAGCCAGAAATTATCGTTATCACACAACATTTCCGTGAGTTCGTGATAATGCGTTTGGTCGCCTTGTTTTAAATCATTGTCGATTTCCGTGGCGACTTCATCTAAAGCGATTTCATAGCCTGCTTGCCAATCCACTTTACGTTGGTGAGCTGCATCAAGTTGATAGTAGTAATCATCGGAAGGTTTCATTGTTTTGCTCCTGTGTGGCTTGCACCATATTGGCAAGCATCGAGAACATTTCAGGGTTTAGCACGATAGTATGTGCGTGTGCTTTTCGGTCTAAATGCAGGCGGATATTGCCTTGTTTATCCACAAAATAGCCGTTTAATCCATAAGGGGTGAAGGGTTTGCGACGGGGTTTAGTCGATTTAGCTTTCACTTCTGTTTTAGGAGCTTGTGGTTTTGTTGAAACAGATTCTTTTTCTACCGCACTTTCTTTCGGTGCAGCAGGAAATTGATTGGTTTCCGCATCTTTTTGATAAGGCGGAATTTTGGTGTTTTCCATTGCATTAAAATTTTCGATTCGTTTATTTAGGCGTAAGATTGCAATGGCTTCATTGGCAAAATAGGCGGTTTTTTGGTACAGCTTATTGTTCACCCATAATTCGCCAAAATATTTTCCGGTTTCTGTACGGATGATTTGTGTTTTGTAGCTTTCCACTTTCATTATTTACTCCAAGTGCGGTTAATTTCTGCTTGTTTTTGCTCGACATAACGATACATATCGGCATTGACCTGTGGGGTAAGATTTGCTTGATAGATGCCGTTTTCTTCACGCCATTGTGCTTTTGCTTTCGCGCGTTCTTCTTGTTGGATTTGTTCGCTTAGTGTGTTGTCGTGCCAGTCGGTGGGGCCATTAGCAAAACAGTAGGCGATACCGCCAATTAAAAAAGCGAGGGCAAAGGCGATGGCTGTTTTACAAAGAAATGGGATGGTTTCAGCGAATACATCAGTAAATTTTTGCATTTTTGTTTCCTTTTTTAGTCGATTTAGTGAATTTAGGGTGTAGCAATCCGCCGCACGGATTTCTTGAGGAAAAGTGCGGTCGGATTTTTCTTTGTTTTAGAAGTCGATTTTGACTGCTTTTGGATTAAAGCCTCGCAAGTGTTTTAATACACGCCAGTTTGTCATTGGGTCGATGTCAAAATCACTTGTGATGCGGTTTAAGATTTGATTGGTAGAACGTAGCACGCTTAAATATTCGTAAGCCTGTCCGTAGATTTGTCCGCTCATATTCGAGCCTAAAACGTTAAAGGCTCTTTCAATGTGTTGGAAAGTGCCGACGCCACGTTTGAAAGCAAACCACAACCAAGCAAGCTGTTGAAGTTCATATTCGGTAAATTCAAAGGTGAATTTTTTAGGCTCAGGCAAAGATAACTGTTGCGGTTGGTTGCGGTGCATTGCTAAGAACGCACGTAATACGATCAAGTGGAATTTTGGGCTAATCCACATTGCATAGGAAAGCACTAATTCTTCACATACCCACGTGCCTTGGATATTTCGACCACGTAAAGTTTTAAAGATCAGATCTGATCCTTGAGCTTCTTTTTGAACACCAGATTTGGTGTTCATCTCATTTTTCATTTCAGAAATGAGTTCTTGAGTACTTTCATTTCTCATAAAACGAAATGGAGAATGTTTATCTAAGCCTCCGCTGGCTTGATGAAGATCGTTTAATGAATAAAGATTTCCGTATGAACGAATGGAATTGTTAAGAATGGTTAAATTTGACATGTTATGCCTCTTGCGTTTTAGTTAGTAAAGATCACTTAGTAGGTGATCGGGTTTCAACTACCAACGCAAGCTGGCGGAACTATTTCCCTTTCGGTATTGTATTTCGTTCTCTCAACCCGATCTTTGATCTATTTTCGTTCCTCAGATATGAGGCTCGGAAATTTAGGCATAAAAAAACCGCTATGCTGTCGGGTGCGGAAACCGCTTGCGTTTTGTAGTGCGGTTATCTTAATCCGAAGTTGGGGCGGTTGTCAATCATAATGAAATCCTCTCTACCTAGTGATATTATTATTGCGATCAAACTTTAATCTATATCACATAAATAAAGAGGATTTTATTATGAGTGAACCTATATCAACAGCGGTTACGGGTGTTGCAGTAGCTGCAGGAAAAGAAATTGCAGCTAATGCCTCAAAAGGCATAGGCCAAACCGTAAGCGATATGTGGTACGCCATTTATGGTTATAAATGGTCTGAAAATAGACAGAAGAAAGAAATTGAAGTTGCCTATAATATTGAAAAATTTAAGGAAGAAATTACCAATAAAGCCGCTAAAATTCCCGAAGAGAATAAGCAGGAGCCTGATATTGATATTATTGGAGCTACATTAGATTCTGCTCGGTTTCGTGTTAACAAGCAAGAAATCCGTGATATGTTTTCAAATTTAATTGTATCCGCAATGGATAATTCAAAGTCAGCAGATATTCATCCATCATTTTCTGAGATGATAAAAATGCTTAGTCCGTTAGATGCCAAAAATCTACAAACCCTTTACCAGTCAGGTGATGAGACAATTTCTAAAATTAGAATGACAAGCGATGGTGGGTTTATAGATGTTTGTAGTCATATATACTTAGGAAACTCAGAAGTACAAGATAATGAACTTATTGCTCCTTCCATTGATAACTTAATTCGTTTAAAACTTATTGATGTTGATTATGAAACATTCAAAAATAATGATGCTTTATATGAAAAGCATAGAAATAATCCTTTGCTATTGCAATATAAGCAAGAATATCAGGAAAAGAGACAAGCTAATCAAGAAATATTAAATTTTTTAAATTCAGTTGGAAATAGAACGAATGGGGACAATATACCTATCCCAGAAGAAGTTAAGGCTTCAATAAAACAACATCTAGAAGACGCTTTAAAACCTAGAACTATTGATATTGTTAAAGGTAAGATTTCTCTCACCGCTCTAGGTCGGAATTTCTGCAAGATTTGCCTTTCTGAATAATTTCTGACAATTCTTTAGCGAAATTTTCCATCTTTTGAGTTTCTTTATCAAAGAATTCATCAAACCATTTTCCTACTTGTATTATTGTCAGATAATGAACTGCTAATGATACAAGTAGAGCAGTAAAAAAAGCGATTATTATTGTATTCATACATTCTCCAATTTATCTAATTTTTTGGCTTGTAAACCGATAATTTCTAATTTTTCCATTGTTGCATTCCTCGTTTGTTTGCCATTTCAAAACACACTCAAGAACATTTCCTTACCCTGCGCATTAGGCTTAGTCTTTGTAGAATGTGTTTTGAAATATCCACATTGGGATATTCGCCTGCTTGAGCTCCACTTTCGGCAACTGCACCGTTTTTCACTGGCTTTGCATGGGCAGACTTTAAACCACAGTGTTATTAAGTAGGTTAGGGCTTTTAATCTAACGACCGCTTAATACCGTTATGCACTGTGATTCTGTAAGATAAATTGTTAAAGAGCGTTGAGATGTTGGTTATGTGTATCTCGTTTTGATGGGTGTATGATATAAGATATCTTATACATAGTAAAGCTATTTCTTATAAAAATTTATATAAATATATAAATGTTCTTATATTTAATTGATTTTTAAAGAAAAGAATTTTGTTTGATTGGTGTTTTTTTGAGCAATAAAGATGATGAATGGGCTGCACTTTGAAGAAATGCGGTAGAAAAGTGCGGTGTTTTAGGTCTATTTAGATCTAAACCAGATCTATATAGATTTGCATGAGTGGGGTGAGTGGTAAAAGAGTAAAAGAAAACCGCCACAAGAGCGGTTTATATGAATTATACAGCCTGTGACATTAAGCGTTTGGCCGCTAAAGTGGGGGTGGATGTTTTAAATATCTCAATTTCCTGACTTAAAGCAATTTCTTCATACATTATTAGATAATTTTCTGCATTTTTGATTGCTTTATCAGATAAGGAAACATCATTTTTAAAATCAGGTAATCCTAGTATTAGTTCTCTTTTTTCAATATTAAATAGCCCTTGTGCTTTTTCTAAGCGTTCTAGATCTATCAATTTTGATTTAATAACTGTAGTACTTTGCGATGCTGAATGAGGGTTAAATACGGCAAAATTAGAGGCATAATTATCCGTTAAGAAATTAAATCTTGTTTTGATTTGAGAATTCCCCAATTTTTTATAAACATTAAAAAATGTGCGAAGGTTATTATTTTTAGTTATGACTTCATTTTCAATACTTGTGCTCCATCGTAATTCAGCTTTTTTAACTTGTTCACTGATGTTTTCTTCATGATGCTCGGCTGCAAGTGATAATTTACTTAAGCTAGATGACAATTGGATTGCTTGGCGTAAAATGCCGTAAATATCTTTTGAGCTAGTATGGTGAGCTTTAGATAAAATTAACCCTTCAAATGGTGGTTTCCACTCTTGTAGATTATCTGATTGATTTGAAATTGATTGAATTATCAATTGAATCAGTTTCATCATTTCTTTGGATTTGTTGCCATATAAACATTCTAAAAGCTCGGGACGAATAGCTTGGATAGCTTTGTGTTCACCATTTTGTCCAAGTACAGAAATGGCTACTGTAATGCGTTCACCAGAACCAATAATTGGTTCAAGCTGTATCGCCCGCCATTCCCCTTTAAAATTAGGGGTTTGCGGAAATTGAGTAAACATTAGTGTATCGCTCCAAAAAGTTCTTTTTGTTTAATATTTAGCCGTTGGTGTAAAAGATTACTGATATAGATTACTCTTTTTTGCAGGAAGTTTTCAAGATAATTTATCTCTTCCTCATTTAAATAAGTTTGTGCGAAAGTTCTTTCGCTAATATCGTTTAATGTGTAATTCGCACATTTAGGTGCGTGTTTTAACATACAGTTATCTAAATATTGTTGTTTTTTTTCTTCTGTAGGAAAGTTAGGTATAAGAAAATCAAGTAGTCTGTTTTTCCCTATGGTTGCTTTACATTGGCAATGGCTCGGTACGGCGCAATCGTGATCTATGAAGAAGAACTTATCCCCACCGTCAAATAGAATATTCCCCAAATGTCTATCAGTATTAGCAATCCATTCATCAAATAATACGATCCCATAGTCGTCATCGCATTGAGATAACGCTGGTAAGATAAAGGATTTATCAATACCTTCCTCTAATTTTCTAAAGAGATTAGGATAATCAATGCTCTCTGAACCAAATAAAAGAATGGGCTCAGATATTGGGTGTTCAATATTTGGGTAGTTACTTTCAGGTGTAGCTAATACAATGTAAGGTTTAGGAATAGATATACCTAAATCTCGACCAATTAAAGCAATGGCACATTCAACAAATAATTCTCTCGGCGCAAGTTCTTTGCAGTATAAAATAACCTCTTCTCCATCTTCTGTAAGCACAACTGCCTTATGGGTAGGATTCACATTTTCCTCATAAATTTCTTGATGAATACTTAGTAATGTAGCTTTTTTTACTTTATTCATTATATTTCCTTGTATTGTCGCTATCTTACAAATAGCTCCTATTCTCCACCGCTACAACAACACCGAGTACCAAAACACCTTACCGATTACAGATACTTCGTTGAGATCGGCTATCTCGTCGTCGTACTCGTCAGTGTTATAGCTACGGATTTTTATTTGATTGTTTGGCATATTGTAGAGCAGTTTGATCCGCAATAGCCCGCCGTGATTGATAGCGTAAATCTTGCCGTCTCGGATTGTCTTATTACCCAAATCAATTCCTACCGTTGTTCCATCTGGAATAACCGGCTCCATTGAATTCCCATCAGCAATTACACATACCGCATTTTCGTACTGTACACCTTGTTTACGTAGTGTTGATTTGGAAAAACGCAATTTAAAGTTGTTATAGTCTGCTATGTCATCAGCAAAGCCGTTACCGGCAGCAAGGCGAATATCTTTATAAAACGGAACTTCTACCTCGTCATCGTTTAGTGGAGTACTACGGTCCCACAGATCAAATGAGCCAGTTTCGGCTACGTTTGATTCTATTTGAGTTTGTGCCATTTCTCCTGTGCCATTCAAGAGCCATTCTGGCGAAATTTTCAAAGCCTTGGCTATTTGTAAGCCATTTCTAGGGCTTTTTGTAACTCCGTTCAAAATATTACTGATCGTTACTTGTGATGTTCCAGCTAATGCGGCTAATTCAACTTGGTTTTTCCCCATTTTGTCCATTACAAGTTGCAATCTTTCAGCAAGTGTATTCATAAAACCCTCCTTAATCGCCAGATCCTATAAATAAACTTATATAAAATCAAATAAGAAACCCTTTACAAGTTATAATGTATCTTATATTCTATATAAGAATTTTAATTAAAGGTGAACTATGAAGAACGAAGTAATCGAAAAAGCAATTTCAATTTGCGGTTCTCAGGTAAAGCTAAGTCAAGAATGCGGAGTTTCTCAGGTTTCCGTCAGCTTTTGGCTTAATGGTGGCGGTATTAACGCTAAGTATATCCCGCGAATCGTTAAGGCTACAAAAGGCAAGGTTACTGAAAAGCAGATTTTACATTCCTTAGCAAATTTAACTGACAACTAATTTACTCATATTGGTGCAAAAGAAAACCATAAAAATAAGGCAAAAATTATGGAAATGAAGAAAGTTATTATCGAAATGATTGATCGGATTCCTGGGGGGAGAAGTGCGGTAGCTGGATTCCTAGGTTTTACCGAAAGTGAATTAAAGAATCGCCTTTATCAAATAAAGGGCCAACGATTCAAAAATGAAGAATTGATCGCACTTCAGCTTGAGTATGGATGCACTGATTTTATTGATGAGCTTTGCCGAAATGCTGGTGGACGTTTTGTGCCAGATGTAGCGGAGGATGAATTAGACAAGGTTGAGCTTGCCAAGTTACAACTGCGCGAGCTTTCTGCTCGTGGCTTGTTATTTGCTGCATTAGAAACAGCGTTAGAAGACGGTGAAATCACTTCGCAAGAAGAAGACAAAATCCGTCAAGCATTGAGTAAACATTTGGCTGCAACACAACATTCGATTGAATGTGCGATTGTGTTACACAAGAAATAAAAAAGCCACGAGGAGATTTCGTGGCTTTAAGGAGACGTTTTATATGGATAAAACGAATATAAAAGACGGTATCAATTGTACTTCTTCATCTCCGCTTTGGCAAGCCTTTGAATATCGAAAGCGATTAAAAAAACTTATCGAGCAAGGGGCATCAATTAATGAATTAGATAAACACGCAAAATTACTATTTAAGGAGATGAAAGATGGGAAATGTCGTCAGAATTGAAGATTGGCGCGAATTACGCGAAAAACAAGAAGAGTCTAAACCCGAAAAGCAAGGTGTGAAGAAAGTGAGTGTGGATGATGGATTTACGGCTATTCCGAATGAGCTTTTAAAAGCAATTTTGCGATCTAAAGTTTTAGGTTGGAAAGGATCTTATTTGTTGGCAACCATACTTAAAACGCTTTCTTGGCGAAAAGAAAGCGATTGGTTCACGCATTCACAGGTCTGTGAAATGATGGAAACAGCACCAACCAAATATCACATTAACCAACTTTCGGCAGCAAGAAAAGAATTAATTAAAGAGCGTATTTTGTTTGAAGATGGCAAAAAAACAGGCGTGAATTTGTCTATTTTTAGCTGGGAAATGCTTAATCCCGAAAAAGTAGGGAGTTCCCGAAATAATAGGGAATTAGTTCCCGAAAAAGTAGGGAGTGGCTATCCCGAAAAAGTAGGGAACACAAAAGAAACTATTACAAAAGAAAAAATAAAAGATAACCCCCTCCCCCCTAAAGGGGAATCGGCTGACGCCGATTTGGCGGATAAATCTCGCTCTGGTAAAAAACAAAAATCAATCAAGGTTAATTATTCAAAAGTAGCAGAGTTATATAACGACTTGGTGAAAGAATCAAATTCAAATCTCCCACTAATCGCTAATCCAGCGCAGTTAAGCGTTAAGCGCCAAAAAGCAATTAAGAAATTGGCCGAAGTGTTTATTGATAGATTTAAGCTTGATAATGAGACAGATGGACTGGTGGAACAAGCAATTGGTGAGTATTTTAAAGACTTCTTACAGTCTGCCAGGGGATTCTACTTCGGTGAAAACGATAGGGGTTGGAGAGCAAATTTTGAGTACCTACTGCGAGAAGAAACGTTAGACAAGACTTTGGAGAATAACCTGTTATGACATCGAAAATTTACGATTTAGAGTATTCCTTGGTCGGGGCATTTTTAAATAGCGGATTATCCCCACAAGCTCGTGAAGTGATGAGTTGGTTAGAGCCTGAAATGTTTGCCACATTCCAACTTGGCGCACTTTACGGAAACATTCGCAAACAGGCTCGCAAAGATGATTTGATTGATATTTTACTGCTTGCACAAGACTACGGCGAAAACTTTGCCAATCTAGCAGAATTAGCAAGCGGATATGCTTACAGCGGAAATATTTTAGGGTATGCGAAGAAAGTCCATTCTGCTTGGGTAAATCGTACTGCTCAACAGGCATTGTTGAAAATGGCAGGAGAGTTGGCCAACGCGAAAGATGAGCAAGTAAACCAAATCACTCAAAATGCACTTAACCAAATCCAAAAACTGCTTGTTAGCAAAACAGAAATTAAACCAATTGCGATGGGGGAATTAGTCGATTCTTACGTTGATGTATTGGAAAAGCGCTCTAAAAGCGATTTCAAAGAACGCTTGCTTTACACAGGCATAGAGGCGGTCGATAACATTCTTGGCGGCATAAATTCAACGGATATTGTCATTGTTGCAGGTCGTCCAGGAACAGGTAAAACAGAATTTAGTCTGACAGTGACTCGCAATATCGCCAAAAATCATGGTTCAGTTTTATTTTTCAGCCTTGAGATGGGTAACTTCCAGTTAGTCGATCGTTTGTTGAGTGCTACTGGTGGCGTGAGCGTAAAAAAATTGCGCAACCCTGCCGAGCTTGATGAGGGCGACTATCATCGCTTAACAAGCGCATTGCAAGAAGTGCGGTCGCAAGATGTTTATTTTGTCGATCGTGGTGGGTTGTCAGCCGATGAAATTTGCGCAATTACCGAAAACCATATTAGCGAGAAAGGCGCACCATCTGTGGTTGTAATTGATTATTTAGGATTGATGGATCACAAGCAAGAGCGTGGTGTAAATCTAACCCAAGCTATCGCTAATTCCATGAGCAAGCTAAAAGCCTTTACCAAAAACTTCAACATTCCAATCATTTTACTTTGCCAGCTTAACCGTGATGTGGATAGCCGTGCAGTAAAACGCCCTGCTAATTCAGATTTACGTGATTCAGGCTCAATCGAGCAAGATGCAAGCCAAATCATCATGCTTTACCGTGAGGGCGCATACAAGGCAGATTGTGATAATCCTTACTCTGAGGCCATCGTAACTAAAAATAGATTTGGTGGATTAGGCACGGCCTATATGAAATTTGATAAAGGTCACTTCCTAGATTGCGATCAGGCGCAAGCGTATCAATTCATCAACGAGAAACCACAGCAACAAGCCAAAACTTATGCGGCTAAAAGTTATGGTAAAGGAGTTATCCAATGACAGAACAACAATTTGATAAAGATACATGGCAAACGCCAAAGTATGTTTTTAATTGGCTTGAAATTAAGTGTGGCTCGTTTGATGTTGACGGATGCGCAAGCAGTGAAAACGCTTTGTGTAAAGAATATATCGATTCCGATTTTGATTTTTTAACTTGCTCTATGCGTGGATTTCAAAATTGTTGCGAAAAAGAAAATTTAAAAATTTATGTGAATCCGCCGTACTCTGATGTAACGCCGTTTTTAATCCGGGCGAAAGAATTACGAGATGCCGGGCATTTAGTCGTGATGTTACTCAACAACGACAAATCTACGCAGTGGTATCAAAACCATATTCACAACGTTGCAAATGAAGTGATTGATATTACAGGTGGTCGAATTGCATTTATCAACCCTGTAACAGGAAAAGAAATCAAGGGGAATAGCAAAGGACAAATGGTCGTAGTCTTTGATCCAACAATGGAAGACTTTGTCACACGTTCAATTAGCCTTGATTTTATTAAAAAGGTTGGTGGGTATATCCACGTGGAGAAATAGGTCAATGGCTTGTAGTGTTGATGATATTAAAAAAGCGCACGGGAAACGAACTGAAGGGCGATTAAAAATTCAGGTGATTAAGTTACAAGGCGGTGTTCTTGCACCACTTGATGAGCTGGAATCAGAAGAATTGAAATCATTAAAAAATGGCGAGCAGTATGAAATTGAAATCATCCGCACCCGCAATCCAGCTTTCCATCGAAAGGTATTTGCTTTTTTTAAGTTCTGTTTTAACCATTGGGCTGCAGATAAAACAGAATGGGAACACTTTGATGAACGCAAGCAATTTGACACCTTTCGTAAGCATCTAACGGTATTAGCAGGTTTTTACGAATCCACATACAACATTAAAGGGGATTTGCGGATTGAGGCGCAATCTTTGAGCTATGGGAATATGGAGCAAGCAGAGTTTGAAAGTTGTTACAAGGCGTTAATTAGTGCAGCAATCAAGCATATTTTTAACGATTCAACCGATGAAAATACGTTAAATCAGTTATATGAGTTCTTTTGGTAGGAGTTAGATATGGACTGGATTATTTACTTTGCGCTGATGTTGATAGTGATGAGCTTGCCTTTATTAGCACTTCTTTTGGGGCTAATTTCCCCATTCATTGCTAGATTTTTTAACTGGATATTAGTCGTAAGTACATTGGCATATTTTATCTTAATTGCAGTCGGTATTGGTTATGGCGTGATGAGTTTGGTGAGCTAAATGAAATTAAACGATGACGAGATTCTAGAGCTAAAAATCGTGCTTTGGATTGTAGCGGTTTGGGTAATTTTTAATATGGTGTTTGGCTAATGAGTAATTTGAGAAAAGAAGCGAAAGGGAGAGAGTGTCAAGTGCGGTTGCCTGGTATTTGTAATCATAATCCTGAAACGACCGTATTAGCACATTATCGTATGGCAGGATTAAATGGAGTTGGTATGAAGCCCGATGATATTTTTGGTGCTTGGGCATGCTCATCTTGCCATGATGAATGTGACCGTAGAACTAGAAAAATGGATGCTGAATATGTCCGTCTAGCACATGCTGAAGGTGTGTTACGAACACAGCAAATTTTGCGCAAGGAGGGCAAGTTATGAGTGATTGGCTAGAGATTGCCTTACCTTACCCGCCATCAGTCAATCACTATTGGCGACACACAAGAAGCGGACGGCATTATATCAGCGAAGCTGGGAGAAAATTTAAAGCCGAAGCATTGCAAATTTTACAACAATTCGATCCATTTATCGGTGCAGTTGCAGTGCATCTCGAAGTTTATTATCCCGATAACCGAAACCGTGATCCCGATAATATAAACAAAGGGCTTTTCGATAGTTTAGTCGCCTCAGGATTAATACAAGACGACAACAACAAAGTGATAAAAGATTTTCGCAGTAAAAATTGCGGAATCAAAAAAGGCGGAATGGTTGTAGTAAAAATTAGAGGGCTTGAAAATGAGTAAATCAATCGAATTGTTGGTGAAATTACATAATCCTAAATGCGTGAGTGTGGAAACTGTGGGTCGCGGTGGTGCTGCGTTGCTTTATCAAGATCAAATTATTTGCGCTTTTGCCAAAGCCGAAAGCGAATACATGTTCGGCTATCACTTGCTGATGTGTAAATATCGCCAAGATCCATTCTCGCGTGAATTTGTGAATAGCTATATTGAAAGCTGGTGCGAGGATCGCGGATTCCCTGAACACTCATCGGAAGCGATGAAATGCGTAGTTGATATGGTTTGTGATCTGCCCTTACCAAGCCAAATTAAACATATCAAAGCGCTTAGAAAACGATACCTACGATCGCAATATGCTTATCTTCCAACGATTGAAAAGGTGAATAAAATCGCCGAAGAAAATGGTTTTTTGATTAATGGTGCGGAAGCTCGTCAATTAAGGATTCGTGAAATTAATGAATTGCGTAAATCAAATACTTGTCCACGTTGCCGTGGAACTGGGGTAGTTGGGCGAGTGCAAAAACGTGAATGCCCTGAGTGTCGCGGAAAAGGGCAGTTACGCGCCAATATCTATCACTTGATTAAGTCTATTGATTGCACTGAGGCTTACTTTAAACGCTATCTCAATGCGCTTGTAGTGGATTTTGAACAGCATTGCTACGAAGAGATGAGTGGGGCGGAAAGAGTGATTAAGCAGAGATTAAATAAAGAAATTTCTGATTAATTGCAATTCTATTGGATCTTCAACAATGTGTAATGATTCTAGTGGAAATATCTTAAATATTAATCGATGGTAGTTATTTTTTATTATCTAAGCAAAATTTACACCACTTAGAAAGTCCATCAGAATAACGACTAGAAGGGTAAAAGCTGCTTTTCTTTCTATTTTGACCGCACTTTTCACAGATTTTCATACCGGACATATCGTGTGGCATAGGCGCGCCTTCAGACATGCAGAGAGAACACCACTTTGTTAAACCATCAGGTTGATGTTCGTTTTTTCCAAATTCTGAGAGGGGTTGTACGCGCCGGCAAGCTGGGCATTTTTTCACTGAAATTTGAATAGACGATGTTTCAAAAGAAAGTAGCTGTTTCTGGAGTGATTGGTTTAAATTGGTCAGATTTAATACTTGAATTTTTAAATCATTAATTTCATCATAGGACATAAACAAATCAAAAGAAGCCTTATCTAGTTTCTTCTCTAAATCGTAATATTCAGTTTCTTTTTTACGAATATAATTATCTTTTTGTTTAATACAATGTTCATACTCTTGTATTTTATTTAATAATTTAGCCTTTATCTCTAAATTATTTTTATCTATGATTTCATCAATCATGGAGGTTGGAGCTTCTTTATGATTTTCTCTATCAACAAGCCAAAACAAAATAGCAAAAAAGATACATGCTATTCCAATTCCAATTGATAAAATTGAAAACTCATCCATAATTCACCTTCCTTGAAGCTGGTATTCTAGCAATGGTATCTTACTTGAGTAGGTTTTCAATATGGCTGAATAAATATATTCAGCATTTGTGAATTAGATCACAGTTAACCTTGAGATTCTTCCCTATAATTAACTAAATTTGATGCATTGGAGGTGATATGAGTAGAGATGTAAGAGAGGCTTTACTTTGGGCTGGATTTATTGTTTTTCTTTTTACGTTTGCATACGGACTGAATAAGAAAGAAGAATCGGAAAATAAAACAAGAGCCATGCGAGAAATTGAATCTTGCATGGTTAATTTGCATAAAAGCTATGCTGAGTGTAAAGAGTTGGTTTATATGGCTGACTAATCATCATCTAAGGAAATAATATGAAAAAATTACTATTAATTGCTTTAGTATTAACATCGTCTGCAGCAATGGCAAATTACACCACTTGTAATGACCTTGGCGATATTCAAATATGCCGTGATTCAAGCGGATTTTCAAGTACCACACATAGAATTGGAGATACCTATATTACTAACGGATCAGGTGGTTATAGTTCAACAACCCATAAGATTGGCGATGATATGTATATGGGGCATGACAATCGAGGGAATAGTTGGAATATTTACGATGATATTCGTAATAATTATTAACTTAAGAGGTGAACCATGACAAAAGAAGAAACATTATTATTGGCAGCGACGATTCTTAGCGGGAACTCTATTGCCACTAATTTAACATCTGGAAAAGAGTTGGCTAAAAGACTTTTTGATTTAGCTGAGTGTATTAATGATGAAGACAAAAAGAGGGTTTTAACTCATTCACGCGGGTATTTAGAGTCAAAAGATAAATAATGCAGAGCGCTAGGTTTAAATTGACTTAACGCTAATTTTGCATTATTATTTCGAATAATAGCCGAGGTGTAGTTTATACATCTCGGTTTTTTATTGCCGGTTCATCAGCCTCCATGATGACGTAAGATAACTCGCTAATTGTGGGGTAAGCTGGCATACCATAACAGTGGGATAACCTCTGATGTTTGCCGTGGTACTAAACCGATCAAGTTATCTTCATTCTAAGGGCGTAGTCTAATGGTAAGACAGCGGTCTCCAAAACCGTTAATTAAGGTTCGAATCCTTACGCCTTTACCATATCACAAGCTCACGTTAATACGTGGGCTTTTTTATTGCCTAAAGAACAGGCGGGAGAAAATATATGCCAATCAAAGAGCCAGATGTATGGGCGTTAATATGGTCTTGGTTACAAATTAATTTGAGTTCTAGTTCCGTGCAGAGCGCTCTTTGGGCGTTATTTATTTCGATACTAAGGCTTGGATTTATGCGTAAAAAGCCAAGTTTCCGATATGTGTTCATCGATGCAGCTATGTGCGCCTCAATTGCTGGCGTAGCAGTACCGATCTGCACTCATATTTTTGGGCATAGTGAATATTCCTCATTTCTTGGCACGATGATTGGTTTTGTTGGTACTGAGAAAATTCGCGAATTCTTATTTAAATTCATTAATCGGAGAATTGAAAAAGATGACAATGATGATTTCCGAAGTGACATTCAATAAAATTTTCCCTCATGCAGTTAAGGGCGTTTATCAAGCCATTTCAGAACAAATAGAAAAAGCAGGTTGTGTGACTAAGATGCAACAAGCTATGTTCTTAGCTCAATGCGGGCATGAAAGTGGAGGATTTACAAGATTTAAAGAAAACTTAAATTATTCTTGGTCTGGGCTTTCTCAAACTTTCCGTAAATATTTTCCTGATCCACTTACAGCCAAGAAATATGAGCGCAAACCTGAGCTAATAGCTAACCGTGTTTATGCTAATCGTTTAGGTAATGGAGACGAGAAAAGTGGAGATGGCTGGAAGTATCGTGGTCGTGGACTGATTCAGATTACGGGTAAGGATAATTATGCAGCGTTTAGAAAATGGTTAGGTAGAGATATTGAGCCAGACGATGTGGCAAGTAATTTAGACTTATCTGTTAAAACTGCCATTTGGTATTGGAAATGCTGTGAATTGGCGGACCTTAATTCTGTAGAGAAAGTAACTCGAAGAATTAATGGTGGACTAAACGGCATCGATGAGCGTTGCAAGCTCTATCGCGCATTAATGGTAACTGATAATGACTAAGTACATTTACATAGCGTTAGGGACTGTTGTAGTGGTTTTGTTTGGTGTATTGCGTTACCAGTCTGGCGTTATCGAAGACTTGGAAGCAATAAAGGAAAAACAATCTGAAACCATCATTCAACAATCCACTAAAATCACTCAATTAGAATCAGATATTGCTGAAAATCAACGCATCACCATTGAGTTATCCAAGGCTGAAAGCGAAGCAAGAGAGGAACAAAATGCGATTATCAATTCAATTCCAAACAGCGATAAACAAAGCAATGCGTATAATTCCGTTGCTCCTATTAGCTTGCTTAACTTCTTGCGCAAGTAAACCGCAAATCATCACATATCCAACTATTCCAGCGGCATATCTCGCTCACTTAGATAAAACATCATTTAGCGGTGCAACTTATGGGGAGGTGGCGCAATATGCCGTAATCCTCAAACGCGAACGTGATGTCTGTCTAAATCGGATTGATAAAATCCGTGAATGGCAACGTGAGAAAATGGAAAAATAATCTAATACCTAAACCGCGCGTGCAATAAAGTGCGGTTATTCTTCACCACCTTTGCCCGCTTAATTGCGGGCTTTTTTATATCTCGTTTATGGCAAAAAAAGATTGGAACGCACTACAAATCGAATATATCAAGTATTACGCAAAGACTGGTGTATCTGTAATGGAATGGTGCAGGAAGAAAGGTTTGAACTTTGCCAGTGCTAAACGCTATATCAAAAAGCCTGAAACCGCCTTTGCACAGATGGAAGAAATCCAAAAGGGTGATAATCGAGAAGTAAAAGCAATCAAGAAAGCCGTTAAAAACAATGCGAACAAACCTGCTAAATCAGAAGTTATTGAATCTAAAGAAGATTTAGAGGAAAACTGCGAAATTAATTGCGAAAGTGCGAACAAAACTGCGAAAGTCGAACAAGAGAACTACGAAACTGCGAAAGAAATTGCGATAAAAGTGAAGCAGTCCGCAAAAATGGTAAAACATGGTGGCTACGCTCGATATTTTAAAGATAAATCTGCCTTTGATGTTGTCGTTGATTTTAGCCTTAAAGATGAAATCGACTTAATGCGCCAACGGGCTATTTCCTCCATTGAAAGCATTGAAAAGTTTACTGCTGATTTAGAACGATGCAAAACGGCAGAGGATAAAGAAATTGTCCATAAGCTCATTCATTCTGCTCAAAATGCACTAGACCGCGCTGTGGCTCGTATTGAGAGCTTAAACCATACTAACAATAATATTGCGCTTACGCTTGAAACGATTGAATTACGAAAAGCGCAAACAAAAGAAACCTTACTTAAAGCCGATAAATTGGCGCAAGAGCTTGGTGCAAAAGCGGCAAGTAAACACAAAGTCGAATATGCCATAGACTTCTACGATGGCGAGGAAGATAGCGATGAAGATTAATTATCGCGCCTCTGCTACATTTCGTAGAGTGCATAAAACGAACGCATTGGTGAAAGCTATTCGTGGCCCGATTGGGAGTGGTAAATCAGTTGGGTGTGTAATGGAAATGTTCCGTATTTGCTTAAATCAAGAACCTAATTCTGATGGAGTTCGTCGTACCCGTTGGGCTTGTGTGCGAAACACTTATCCTGAATTAAAAGGAACGGTGATTAAGACCTTTCAAGCGTGGATTCCTGAAAGTATTTGTCCGATTAAATATGACAGCCCAATTAGTGGCATGATGAAAATCAATCACCCTGACGGTAAAACCATGGTAGAGGCGGAATTTATGTTTCTTTCAATGGATAAACCGCGCGATGTAAAAAAATTAATGTCACTTGAATTGACTGGTATTTGGATCAATGAAGCGCAATTCTTACCAGTGATGCTGGTAACAGAAGCAGTAACTCGTACCGGTCGTTTTCCTGAAAAGCGAGTTTCGGAAGGGTTTGATGGTGCAACGTGGAACGGCATGATTATGGATACCAACTCGCCTGACGACGATCACTGGTGGCACACGTTTGAGATGGCACTTGATGAAGAAACAGGGGAAAGCCTTACGCCTAAGAATTGGGCGTTCTTTACGCAGCCTGGGGCGTTAATTGATATTACAGGCGTTCCGTTAGAATCGTTATCTGATGACGTTAAAGTAAATATCGAAAACGGCTTATACGTGGACTATCACGGACACCGATTTGTCGCTAATCCGTTAGCAGAAAACGTAGAAAACCATAAAAAAGGCTATGGCTACTGGTTCGATAACCTTCAAGGACAAACATTGAGTTGGATTAAATCTCGAATTTGCAACGAATTTGCGACCGTTCAAACAGGCAAACCCGTCTATATGGATCACTTCAACAAAGATTTACACGTCTCGAAAGACAAATTATTACCTATTAAAGGCTGGCCAACATTTATCGGTCTTGATTTTGGTTTAACGCCAGCTGCAATTATCGGTCAAGTCTCACCTATCGGTCAGTTACGTATTACCGATGAAGTTGTGGCGACAGGAATGGGGATTCAGCGATTCATTCAAGATCAGCTTTCGCCTTTAATTCGCTCCAAATATGCTGGTTGCGAAGTGGAAGTGATTGGCGATCCAGCTGGCGTTCAACGTGCGCAAACTGATGAAAAGACCTGCTTTCAAATTTTGTTAGAAAACGGATTCAATGCACGTCCAGCAGATACTAACAATACAACAGGACGATTAGAAGCGGTGCGCTGGTGGTTATCTCGTTTGGTTGGGAAAGGGCAACCAGCGATGATTATCAGCCCGCATTGTCGAGTTTTGATTAAAGGCTATGAAACAGGTTATGCCTATCGCCAGTTAAATATTAGCGGTGAAGAAAAATATACGGAAATGCCCGATAAAAATCGCTATTCACATCCACACGATGCAAACCAATATTTATGTTTAGGCGCTATGCCTGATTTATTCAAACAACAAATCATCAACGTTAAACCACACCAAGCTATCAGCTCAATCACAGGATATTAAAAATGGCAGAAGAACAATCCGCAATTCTAGAAGCTATCACCGCTTTTGGGTCAGATCTAAAGGTCAAATTATTAGATCATTTAAAACAACGCCAACCGATCGTGCAGCGTTGGGTGAAAGATATGTATCAGTATCGCAATCAGTATGAAGAAAGTATTAAAACAAATAAATCGAAAGTTTTTGTAGGCTACACTCGAGCGAAAACAGATTCGTGGACAGCACAAATGACCGATATGCTTTTCCCTAGTGATGATAAAAACTACGGAATTAGCCCAACACCAATGCCAGAAATTGCGAACATTGCGAAACAACCCGATAGTGACGATCCGAATTTGAGCAATCAAATTTCCAATGCTCGCGCCATTATACAGCAAGCAAAAGAAAGTGCGGAAGCGATGGAAAAGCTGATTGATGATCAGTTATTAGAGTGCGACTATGCGGCAGAAGCGCGTTTATGTTTACATTATGCAGCAGTGCTTGGTACTGGTATTTTACGTGCTCCTGTGGTGGATGTAGTGGAATCTAAAGCATGGAAACAAGACAGCCTAGGAAATTGGGTGGGAGAAATTGTTAATAAGACGATTCCCGCTGCGCGTTTAGTTCTTCCGTGGGATTTTGTGCCAGATATGACCGCACCAACGCTCAAAGATTGTCAGTTTGTTTTTGAGCGTAGCCATGTGACCAAAAAACAATTACAGGCGCTTGCGAAAAATCCGTACTACTTGAAAGAAAGCGTATTGGAATTGTGTGAGCTTGATGGTGGGGATACGCGTACGGCAAGCAATGATATGGATGGCTATGTCGATACATTAAGAACACTTTCTGGGCTTGAAACACAAAGTAAGGATAACCGCTATGAGTTGTGGACTTATCACGGTGGGATTCCGTTGAATGTGTTGTCAGGTGCAAATGAATTGTTAGGTGAAGATAACAAGTTAAATATTCCTGATGATGAAGAATCACGTGCTGCCAACTTAGAAATTGAAGGTGTAATTGTGATGGCAGGCAACGGTAAAATCTTGAGTGTAAACCTCAATCCACTTGATACCGCTGAATTCCCTTATTCAGTTTATACCTGTGAACCTGATGTTTGCTGCCTATTTGGTTTTGGTATTCCTTACCTTTGCCGTGATGCACAAGAAATACTCAATACTGCTTGGCGTGGAATGATTGATAACGGTGTTTTAGGAATTGGGCCACAAGCAGTAGTCAATAGCAGTGTGCTAACGCCGGTAGATGGAAACTGGGAACTTGCACCATACAAATTATGGAAAACTAATGACCGTGCAACCGCTAGTGCTCAATTTGAGGCGCAACGTGCATTTGGCATCTTTGATATTGGTAGTCGTCAGCAAGAATTAGCGAATATTATTCAACTGTCTAAATCTTTTATGGATGAAGAAAGTGGCTTACCAATGATTGCTCAAGGTGAACAAGGACAGGTAACGCCTACACTCGGCGGCATGTCTATGCTGATGAATGCCGCTAATGCGGTACGTCGCCGTCAAGTAAAAGAATGGGATGATGCTGTCACTAAACCGCTGATTCGTCGATTCTACGAGTACAACATGAATATGAGTGAAGACACATCTATCAAAGGTGATATGCAAGTTGTAGCACGTGGCACTTCTGCTTTACTTGTGAAAGAAACCCAAACCGCACAAATCATCGACATTTTCCAAAAATTTGGTCAGCATCCGCAATTAATGTATGCGTTTGACTGGTACGATGGTGCGAAAACTCTCATGCAGTCTATGAGTATGGGAACGCAGACTATGCTAATTCCGCGTGAAGAGTACGAACAAAAACTCCAGGAAATACAAGAAGCGCAGGCACAACAACCACAAGATCCTGAAATCCTTAAAGTTCAAATGCAAATGCAGATCGCACAACAAAAACAACAGCACGAAATGCAGTTGGAGCAAATGCGCACACAAGCTCAGTTGCAGATCGAGCAAATGAAAGTACAGATTCGTGAAAAAGAACTTGAAATTAAAGTCCTAGAAGTCCAAATGCATCAAGAATCGAACCAGGCAAGATTGAATTTAGACAAGGAATTAGGAACAGCGAAGCTCACTACCGATATTCAACTCCAAACAGGTAAACAAGCCGCAGACTTGGAAAAATTCAAGACGGAAGTGGCATTGAAAAATGCGCCAGTAGTTAATCCAACTGGTAACTACGGATTAGATCAATAACAGACCGCAACTTAAAAAGTGCGGTCTTTTTTTATCACCAATTTAAGGGCAAATAAAATGAGTAACTTTTACCTCCCGCAGAAAGAATATGACAACATGATCGGCATTATGACCGGCAATCCAAGTGGTAAAAAGAAAAATGATATTACTAGTGCTTATGTCGATATGCCGATGGCTGAGCAAAAGCCTGAGCAACAAGGATTGGTTGCAGATACCATTGATGCGGTACAAATGGGGGCTTGGAAAGGGGCGAGCGACATTGCGCATGGTTTAGGTGCTTTAACTGGGATGGATTGGTTGCACGATGTGGGCGATTGGGCGGCAAAAGGTGCGGATGAAAACCTTGCAACCATGTCGGATGAAATGAAAACTGCTCTTAATCAAAATGCATTTGATGGAGAAGATCAAGGTGTGCGTAATATTCGTTGGTGGGCTGGTAATCTTGGCTCATTGATTGGTCAAAACCTTGATACTGTTTTAACACTTGGTGCGGGTAAAGCAGCAACATTCGGTATAAAACAAGCTGGTAAATTGCTCTTGAAGAAAGAAGCGGCTGAACAAGTGGGGAAAACCGCTGTAGAACAAGCGGCTAAACGTGGCATTCCACAAAAATACTGGAATATGGTTGGTGTGACTGCTGCAATGTCCGCAATGTCGGGTGGTGGTCGTTATGGTCAAAAACGCGATGAAGTGATGGGGATGACTAATGAACAGCTTGCGCAACTCCCTCAATTTTCTGATGCGTATTATGAAATTGCTGATAGTGAAGAAGGCAAAGGTAAAACAGTTGAGCAAATTTATGATTTAGCTAAGTCGTCCTTTGCTGATCAAGTAGGGCGTGCAGCCGCGCTAAATCCAACTGCAATCGCTACTGACTTAGTGACAAATGCCGTAAGTGGTCTTGGTGGTGGTTTTTTAGGGCTAAGTAGTGCAGCAAAAACAATCAAAGGTGGCTTATTGAAAGGTGCAATGGTTGAAGGGGGCACGGAGGCGGTTCAAGGTATTGCAGAACAGTATGCGCTCAATAAAGCTGAACAAGACTATTACAATCCAAATAAAGATTTAACTGAAGGTATGGCTGATAATGCCATAGATGGTGCGGTGCTTGGCGGTGTATTTGGTTCCGCAATGGGCGGTTTAGATGCGCATTCTGAGCGTTCATCTTTCAACAAGCAAAAACGCGTATTGCTCAACCATATTGATACTGGTAATGAAGCGGTAGATAGTCAATTAAGAAACTACGTAGATATGCTCAATCAAGGTGCAACAGAATTGAGCGATCTTGTTTCCGCAAGTCGTGTTCAGGCTTTAAATAATGCTGGTATTGTTAATGCACGTGCGCGACAAGCTGCGGAAGATGCGTTGGCACAGCAACAAGCAAAAGCAAAATTTGAATCAGACTTCTTTGGAGAAAAAACACAACAAGATCACGATGTAAATTCTACCTTCCAAGCAGATCCTCAGTTAGAGCGTGCACTTGAATTACACTCAATCTTAGGGCAATTCCACAATAATAATCTTTCTCGTGCGAATGAATTTATGGATACGCCAATGGTGTTCGATAATGTTCAAGCAAAAAAAGACTATGTGATTGATCGTGCGTTCGATGAAGTGCGCAATATTGCACAGGCTTACGGTATCGATCCGCAAGATGGTAAGGCTATGCGCCGTTGGTTAGAAGATTATGCAGAGAAAGCAAAAGAATACGCCAACGATGATCCGCAAGCCGTTGCACCAGTAAGCAATTTACAATCATCAGCTAACATTGCACCTGAGTTCAGAAATGGCGTTGTAAGCGGTGCTAACGATGAGATTGATGTTGGCAATGGTAATTATCAACCTTTCCAATATGAAGTCGTAGATGCAAGCACGCTTACGCCTACACAGCAAAAAGATGAAAACCAATTCCGTGACCGTGACCGTGCATCAAGCCAAGCTCAAATTAATAACATTGCACGAAATTTAGATCCACGTAAATTGGCTGCAAGTCCAACTATGGATATTGGTGCGCCACTGCTTGCTTTAGACGGTAAAACTATCATCGCTGGTAACGGTCGTTCAATGGCTCTTCGCCAAGCCTATCAAGAAGGCGGTGCAGAAGGTTATCGACAATTCTTAAAAGATAATGCCGATCGTTTTGGTGTTGATTCAGCTCAGCTAGATACCGTGGAAAACCCTGTGCTTATTCGCCGCTTAACTTCTCCAGTAGATATTGCACAAGTCGCAATTAATTCCAACGAGCAAGGTGGAATGCGTATGTCTGAATTGGAGCAAGCAAAAGTCGATGCTCGCCGCTTACCAAGTATGGACTCTTTTGTTGCCGATGAACACAGTGAAATTAATTCTACTGATAATCAGCAATTCATTCGTCAATTTATTCAAAATCAGCCAGAAAATCTCCGAAATGAATTATTAGACAGTAAAGGTAATTTGAGCCAAACAGGCGTTCAACGTATTCGTAATGCAATGCTGTATCAAGCCTATGGCGACAGTCAAACATTATCAAGATTGATTGAGAACACTGACCAAGGGGCTAAAAACGTACTTAATGCCTTAACCGCACTGGCACCTAAAGTGGCTCAAACTCAACAAGATATTAATTCAGGCGTGCTTTCTGACGTGAGTATTTCTCGCGATATTATCCAAGCAGTAGAAAAATACAATCAGCTCAACGAACAAGGTTACAAAATCACTGATTATCTTGCGCAGAATGATTTTGTCGGTGATTTGACCCCAGAAGCGCGAGAGATTTTGACTATCTTTGATGAAAATCGTCGCAGTGGGAAACGCATTGCGCAAGTGTTAGGTGCTTACTTTGACCAAGCGCAAATGCAAGGTAATCTATCACAAGCCAGCATGTTCGGCGATGTAGAGTTTGATAAATTAGGCTCGTTGCAGCAAGCGAAAAATGCTGATGAAGCTATTCGATTAAGCCTAAATGAATCCGCTAATTCTGATTTTGCGAAAGCGGTGGATGATGTAGCTAATGGTAAATTTTTATCACAAATTATAGAGGTCGGAACAACGCCTAGTGTATTAAAGATGCTGGGGCTTCCTGATGCTAATGTGGTAATCAGTGGCGCAGTATTAAAAAAAGTAATGTTAGGAAAACATAATGTGACGGCTGAAACATTAAAACAGTTACCAAAACAAATTAACGATCCTGTGGCGGTAATGAAATCCAGTACGCAACAAAATGGTTATGTGGTTTTAACAGAACTAATGGAAAATGTGAACGGCATCAATAAGCCCGTTGTTGCAGCATTGCATTTAAAGCAAACTTCACAAGGAATTGAATTAATTAATATTGCCAGTGTATATGGACGGAATAATTCGCAAATTCAACGCGGATTAGAAAATGACCTACTTTATTGGAATAAGAAAAAAGGAGTTAATTTCTTAGATAACCTTACGCTTCAATTGCGATCACCATTATCAGAAACGAACTCCACAAAAGGTTATCAATTTGCTAGGACTGTTGGGCTTCAATTGCCATCGTCGCTCACTAGCGTAGATAACCTTTCTGTGTTCAATGTTAAAACTGAGGCAGAACTAAGTCAATATCTAAGCGCAAAAAATAATCAAGAAACTCAAATTAATCCAGAAATCCAACGCGCACAAGACATTCTACGGAAAAATCTAGGTAAAGCCGCTGAGCATATTGAAGTTATCGCCTTTGCTAATCCGCCAGAAGATGTGAAGAATCTTATCACTTCTGATGTAGAGGGCTGGTTTAATCCTAAAACAGGCAAGGTTACCTTGATCGCAGATAGCATCAATGCAACTAAAACAATGAGCAAAGAAGAACGTTTGCAGTTCGTTGCGTGGCATGAAATGGCGCATCGTGGAATTAATGTTGGTTATAAAGGTACTTACGATAGACTCATGGCTAAGGTTGGCGAAAATAAAGTTGTTAGTCAAATTGCCGATGCTATTCAAGTCCAACGCAAAAATACAGATGATTTAGCCGCAACCAATCGTGCAGTGGCGATTGAAGAGGCTATTGCAGAAGTGATGGCCGCACACGAAACTGGTAAATGGAATGAGCTTGAAAGCCGTTACGGTGTAGAGATTAAAAAAGGTCAAAGACAATCAACTAAATCATGGTTAGCAATGACCGCACAACGTATCAAAGACTTCTTGTCAAAATTCTTTGGTGTTGAGCGTACAGCGCAGTTTTCTGATGAAGATGTATTGAATCTTATTTCCCGAATCAAAAATAGCTCGCTAAATGAAACCAGAGAGACGGGCGATTTGCGCTTTAGTCGAAATGAAGAATTTGTTGATGGAAACAAAAGTAAAATATCTGATAAGCATGTTGAAGATAAAAGAACATCATATTTGATAGCAAAGAAAAGCTTTGATGAGTATTTTGAAAATAGCAAAGAAGATAAAAATGCTTTTTCAATGTTTGCCAAAATTGCTTACGGCGAGAAAACTATTGGAACGAATGGGTTTAACTTCTTAGAGAATCAAATTTCCCCTAAATTGGAAAGTTTATTTGAAAAAGCTGATGGATTAATTCTTGCTGATTTTAATGTTCGTAAATTACATGACGAGTTTTCTGAGGCGCAAGATGAATTTAATAATTTAACACCTTATGAAAAAGCAAAAAATAATGGCGAAACAGAATTAACAGAAAAACAATGGCAACAAGTTCGCTCGCCTGAATTTAAAGCCTGGTTCGGTGATTGGGAAAATGATCTTGAAAACTCTTCAAAAGTTGTAAATAAAAGAACAGGCGAGCCGCTTGTTATGTATCATGCAACTAATTGGAATCCATTAAGTAAAGATAGCAAAGATATAGCCGCCTTTAGAAAAGGGGAAAATAATGGAATTAGTGGTAAGGGCATTTACTTTTCAGAATATCCTATGAGATTTTATGGGGATAACGTACTATCTGTTTTCTTAAATATACGAAATCCAGTGCAATCAGCTACGACTGAGACCAATAATTTATCTCTTACTGAAAACGTTAGTGCCAGTAAGTATGATAACTTATTTGAACAGATGAATGAAAATTCCAAAACAAGCAGTATGTTTTATGTTCGTGGACAGATAAAACAAAACTGGAATGAGTTATTCCCTGAATTTGATGGGATTATGAATGGACAAGAAGTAGTCGTTAAAAATCCTAATCAAATCAAATCCGCCACCGATAACACAGGCGCATTCTCCAAAGAAAACGCCGATATTCGTTTCTCCCGCGCCAATACAGCTCAATCCGCCCTCGATCTTTCTCAGACAGCCAAAGCTAAAAGCGAACCAAGTTTTTGGGATGATTTAAAAGCGAAAGACTATTCAAGCTTTAAAGAACGCTTTAATCAGGTAGTGGGCAAAGTGGATGAATGGTTCGCTGATAGCTTGCGCCCAGTGAATGACTGGATTGATTCAATGCATCTTGAAGATCAAACAGGGAATACGAGCAGTCGAGATCACGAAAAACGCAGATTGAAAGATGCGATGTACACCGCTAAGGGTAAACGTGATGCGCTAAATTCAGAATTAGAACAGGCGTATTTAAAACCTATCCTATCTAAAATTGCAGCTTTATCTAAAGAGACCAAGAAAAGCAAACATCCGATCGATGAATTAACAATGAAACGATTAGTCGGTAACTGGATTTCGGCTCTCTATTCCATTGAGAAAAATATTGATTTATTAAATCGTGATGAAAAAGTAATGCGTGATACAAAACGCTTATTGGATAACGCTAAACAAAACGGTACCAGTGTGGAAGTTCGTCGCTTAAATGAGGCTTATCTAAAAGCAAAAGAGCAATACGATAACCGTAAGTCTGATATTTACAACACAGATTATAAAAACAAAGGTAATCGCTTTAAAGTTGGGGTCGCTGGAGGTTGGTCAATTCCAGAAGCTGAATTGATTATGAAGAATACTGAACAACGTATTAGTAAATCTAATTTAGAATCAATTGCTGAGATGGTTTACGATCTTAATCAATCAAGATTAGACATTGATCGTGCAAGCGGTCGATATACTGAATCAGAATATCAAGAATACAAATCAAATCGCCATTATGTTCCTTTAACCGGTGATCCTAATGCTGATGTAGATGTTGATATTATCTCAGGTGCTGGCTCAAACGCACTCAATATTGCTCGAGATAAAACATTAAAAGGTCGTACAAGGTCTGAGGCTGAAGATGCGATTGATGCTGTTTGGAAGTCAATCGGTAAATCCACCACCTATGCCGGCTTTGCTGAATTTAAATCGCGTATTGATGATTTGTATGAAACAGAAGTGACTTTATTGAAAGATAAAGGATATTCAGATGCAGAGGCAAGAGAACAAGCAAGCGCAAATTTAGGTATTAGCAAACGTAAAATGCAAGGCTTAACACGCTCAAGCGACAACGTGCTTATCCGTAAAGAGGGTAGTGATTATTATGAGTATGAATTGCCAACTCAAGTGATGGAATCATTGCGTAATGACAACGTTGAACACGCCAACGCTTTCTTGAAAGTTATTTCTAAGCCGACAGGATGGTATGCTCGAGGTGTTACTCAATGGACGGTTACGTTTGCCCCAATGAATATGTTGCGTGATACTTGGGAAAAATCAGAATTTATCCGAGTGCAAAAACTTTACGATAAAAATAATCGCCTAGTTGATAGCAAAACAATGGATAAAATCGGTCGTGATACCATTAAAAATGCACTGGCTGATAAGGAAGTATGGCAAGCAACTAAACGCCTTGGATTTGGTCAAGAATTGCGTGATAGCGTTCCAGCAGAGCGAATGTTAAAACAACTTCTAAAAGAGGGGGGAGTATCAAACTATGGCACTTATCTCGATAAATCAGAAGTTGATTTAATTAAGAAATTGCGCAAGGAAAACAATCCTATTGCTAGCAAACTTGAGAAAGCTGGAAAAATCCTAGAGGGTTATAATAAAACGTTTGATACGGTTTCTGCTTTGGCATCATATAAAGCTCTGATAGAAAACGGAATCGATCCTAAACAAGCGGCCGCAACAACGCTAGAATTAACCAACTTCCGCAAGACTGGTTCAAAAATGCGTGGCATTAAAGCTTTGTATATGTTCTCGCAACCGACTGTAATGGGCGCGGCCAACTTAATGCGTTATCTATCCACTCGTAAAGGGCAAATCCGCTTTATTGGATATATGGCGGTAATGACTTCACTTTACACTGTGTTGCGCTCAGTGGATGATGAGGATGAGGGCGGGAATAAAATGGATCAACTTGGCGACATCACCCGATATATCCCGATTCCACTTGGTGAGGGGAAATATTTTAAAATTCCAGTTGGTTTTGGTATGGCACAAATGGCTTGGAACTTCTCAACAAATATTGTAAAAGGTGCTGTTGGTGATATTTCATTGACTGAGGCGGGTACAAATATGCTCGTCCATTCATTAAAAACATTTTCTCCAGTATCTCCATCTGAAATTTCAGCAGCGAAATATCCTATGGAAAAAATCACCTTAACCGTAACGCCAACTATTTTGCAACCAATTATGCAAAACGTTGTAAATCGATCTGCTTTTGGTAATAAGATCACAACTAACTATGTTCGTGATGATAAATTAAAAGCAGAGCAATCTAAGGCGACAACTGCTCAATTTTGGAAAGATGTGGCGATTAATCTAAACGATACAATGGGTATTGATATGCACCCTGAGCAAATTAAAAACTTGTTTGACGGTTACAGCTCAATGCTTGGTAGTCTTAAAGAGTTGAATACTGTATTTGTGGAAAATCCTAATCGTGAAGAGCTTGGAAGAAAAGCACGTACGCCATTCTTAAATCAATTCATTGGCACAACAAACGAATTTGCTATTCAAAGCCGTTACTATGAGGCAAGCGAAGAGGCTGGAAGTGTTTATAAAGAATACAAATCTCGCAAAGAACGCAATGAGTTAGGTAATTGGTTAGATGCCGACAAGATGAAACTAATTAAATTCCATGAGCAAGAAGAGAGTATTGTTAAGAAAGCTAGAAGTGAAAAAGCTAATCTAACTCGTGCATTGCGCTCAGGCAAAATTAGTGCAATTGCTTATGAGAATGGCATTAAACGTTACAATAAAGATATGAGCATAGTACAAGCCAAAATGTTACATAAATACCGTATAATGGAGGGTTTGAACACAAATTAATCTATTGACAATAAAAAATTTTGCAGTAGAATTTCCCACAATAGCCGAATTGTAGAAATACAGTTCGGTTTTTTATTGGAGTTTTTATGCAAAAGATAAAATTGCAAAATGAAGCAGATAAAAAATCTTTGATTGTTTATCTGAATACTCGAGTTATTGAGTATAAACAAGATTTATGCGGTGAAGGTTTAACACCGCAACAATACAATGTTCTTCGAGGAAGAATAAAAGAACTGCAAGATCTTGTTGGTGAACTCGACCCAACATTACAGGCCCGCTAATTTCAGCGGGCTTTTTTATTAACGAATTATCACAAGCCGCTTTATGCTGCTTAAAGAGGTAATACATGGAAAATCAAGACACCGTAGAATTTAATGCTGATGCCGCTTTTGACGAAGCCGCTAATCAACTTGAATCAGGTGGACTAACTGCCGACAACGAGCCGTCTGTTGCAAATGACAACAATCAGCCTGCGCCCGATCAGCGTGGAGAAAATCCTCCTCAAGAAAGCAACCCGCAAGCGCCGGAAGCAAAAGAGGAAGAGCCTGAATGGTTAGCAAATGCCACTGACGAAGTGAAAGAGCATTTCCGCTCAATGAAAGCAGACAAAGAACGCTACGAACACATGGCTAAATCTCATCGTGGTCGTGCTGGTGCGTTCGCAAAGAAATATCAACAAGCACAAGCCGCTCTAGAACAGCTCAAACAAAACCAACCTTCCTTTGAGGGAGAGTTGGAAAGTTTGCGTGCTGATTATCCTGAAGTTGCAGAGTTATTGTCCCGCATTATTGCCGGACAAAATAAACGCCTTGAAGATGTTTCTGCCCCAATCGCTCAAATGGTGGAAGCCAACGTTCAAGATTTTGCACAGCAACAACTTGATACCTCTATTTCTTTAGTCACTCAAGCCGTTCCTGATGCAGACAATATCTTGCGTGACCCTATGTTCCATCGCTGGGTAGATACGCAACCAAATGGCGTTAAAGCAATGTTTAGCTCTGACGACCCGCAAGATGCGATTTATTTACTCAACGAGTACAAACGTGCAACATCCTCCATCACTGAGCAACGTAATAAACGTTCTCAACAATTATCCGCCATGTCGCTCCCAACGGGGCGCAGTGCGCCAAAAGGCGGTGATGAAATTGATGAAGATGCGTTATTCGATCAATTAGCTGCTCAATTTGCTAAGCAGCGATAGTTAGTTCATTTGAGGAAAATTATTATGGCTACAACTAAATCTACGGATATTTCCCAACGCACACAAGTGTATGCAGAAGCTAAAATGTTAGCTCATGCTGAACCGGTATTGATTTTGACTAAACTTGGTCAAACCAAACCAATCCCACAAAACAAATCCCAAGTGATTAAATTCCGCCGTCCAAAACCGTTTGCACCGGCTTTAACTCCATTAACTGAAGGTGTTCGCCCTGAATCCCAAAAAATGGTGTATGAAGATGTGGAATGCCGTTTACAACAATTTGGTGCGTGGACTGAAATCACCGATGTGATTCAAGATACTCACGAAGATCCTGTATTGTCCGACATGACCATGCTTTCTGGTGAGCAAGCAGCAGAAACCACTGAGCTTGCAACGTGGGGGGCAATCAGCGGTGGTACTAACGTGATTTTTGCCAATGGTTCGGCAACTTCACAAGTCAATACAGCTTTGAAATTAGAACACGTGCGTGCGGCCGTGCGTAAATTACAACGCAACCGTGCGAAGAAAAAAACTAATATTTTGGATGGTTCAATCAAATACGGTACTAAACCGATTGAAGCAGCCTATATTGCTGTTTGCCACACAGACTTGGAAGCGGATATTCGCAATTTGCCAGGCTTTACCTCAGTTGCTGAATATGGCTCTCGTCAGCCAATCGTTCCACAAGAGTTCGGTACGGTAGAAAATGTGCGTTTTATTACCACGCCATTGCTTACTCCAACAGCAAATGCAGGTGCAGCCGCTACTGGTAAAGTGTTATCCACTGGCGGTTCAAATGCGGACGTGTACAAAATCGCGATCTTTGGTCAAGAAGCCTATGCAGTTTGCCCGTTGAAAGGCAAAGATGCCGCACAAATTTTGGTACGCAATCCTGGTAAAGCTGAAAAAGGCGATGAACTTGGCCAAACCGGTTCCGTTGGTTGGAAAACTTGGTGGGCTGGTAAAATCTTAAATGATGCGTGGTTAGTTCGTTTGGAAGTCGCCGCAACCGCACTTTAATTTGAAACTCAAGCCCTCCTTGTGAGGGCTTTCTTTTTTATGAGGAAATCTATGTCATATCCATTTATTGATCTGAAAAAAGCCACAAAAGAAGAATTGGTTGCGCATTTACGCGAACAATGTGGCGTGGAAAAAGATGGCAAGAAAGAAGAGCTTGTTCAGGCTATTCTTGATTTTGAAAGCTCCAGTGGTTTGGTGCGACCTGATATGTCAACAGAAAACAAGTCGAAAGAAACGCATCCAGCTGATTTGCCTTTACCTGCAAACAAACGTGTGCGCATTATCATTGCGCCAAGTGAAACTGACAACAGTGATGTATATGTTGGTCTTAATGATTTGGATATATTGATTAAACGCGGAGAGGAAGTTGCAGTGCCCGAATCTGTTTATGTTTTACTTTCTAAAGCTGGCGAACATCGTTTTGAACAAAACAAAGACGGTACTTATAGCGAATACTTTGCTCCTCGCTATTCAATTACTGTATTAGGTGATGCTTAATGAATTACTTGCAGCTTGCTCAACGGTTACGCCGTGAAATGAACGATACAGGCGAAGGCCCGCATAATGTTACCAATCAAACTGGTCGTAACCTTGAGTATGTTGATGCAATTCGTGAAGCATGGTTAGATATTCAATCTTTACGCCCGTGGAACAAGCGATTTTGGGGGAATGGTTTTGATGGTGATAATATTCAAGAATTAGAAGCGTCCTCTGATACGCCATTTATTCCTAAGCAATTCCACGTGGCGATTGTGTACTACGCCATGCAAAGTAAAGCCCTGTCACAAAATGCACAAGAGCTCGTTATGCGTGGGCAAAATGAATGGGATAAATATCTTCATTTGCTTTGCGAACGATTCTTACCCACTCCATCATTAGGCAAATAATGTCACAACTTCCACGAATTCAATCACAATTTATTGCCATCAGCGGTGGCATGGATTTAACTACGCCACCGATTGCAAAGGCGAATAGTGAAGCGATTATCGCGTTAAATGTGCAACCTAATTATGGTGGGGGTTTTTCTCGTATTGAAGGTTATGAATGCATTGACGGCGAAATGATTCCTTCTGAGATGGATTATGCAGTATTAGTGGTTGATGAAATTCCTCAAGATAAATCCTTTCTTAATAAAACCTTCAACCATCAAGGAAAACGCTATCAAATTATTGATGTGTTAGCGCAAGAGCTTGTTGTTGCAGCATTACGCCCATTAAATTTAGCCAATGGCAATGTTTTTAGCGTAGAGGGAACATCTTTCACTGCTCACTATGTGCATAGCTCTACAGAAGGAGAGTTAGAAGATGATTTGCGCTACCGTGCGACCGCTTTTCAATTGGGTGTAGAGCGTGTGCTTACCGTACCAGGAGAAAACCCAATTCGTGGCGTACTAGAACTCAATAACGAAGTCATCGCCTTTCGAGATAACGGAGAAAAGTGCGGTGGGTTTATCAGCTCAAGTCAAGGATGGTCAGCCATACCGAATACCTATCTAGTTAAACTAAAAAACGTGGTAAAACCTGAGAATTTACTGAATGGTGCTGAGTTTATATCTGCTAGCAGTCGTGGGATTATCCATTCAGTTACGCTTGCCCCAGATAATTTATCTGGTTACGTAGTTCTCTCTCAATCGGTTATTGAAAATCAACCTTTACAAATAAAAGGGGAGATTGTTGCAACCATTGAGGATTGCGAGTTGGTCAAATTATCAAAAGGATTGTCTTGGAACTTTATTTATCACAATTTTTATGGCGGTGCAGATACATTTTATGCTTACGGCTGTAATGGAGAACAAATAATTGAAGTGCGGCCAAATGGGGTAATTGTTCCAATTTTGGTTAATAGTAATAATCCGCAATATATCTGTGCACACCGCAATCACTTATTTGCCTCTTTCCCAGGTGGGCAATTAGGACATTCTTTAGTGGGGCGTCCTAACCAATGGTCAGTTTTACTCGGCTCTGAGCAATTGGGTTTAGGCGATGAAATCACTGCACTTTCTTCTACTGTTGGTGGGGTATTAATTATTGGTTGCCGTAATAAAATAGCAGGGCTTTACGGTTCTGGGCGTGATGATTGGGTTTTAAAAGAAGTTTCTTCTATCGGCATTGTACCTGAAACATTACAAACAACATTCGTTCCTTTAGCTATTAGTAAAAATGGTATTACACGCATCGATCAAACCGAGCAATTTGGTGATTTTCGATTAAGTGAAGTAGATGCCAATCGTAAACTAGGTTTCGACAAGCAACATTACAACATTGCTTATACTTCCACAAAACCGAAATCAAATCAGATTCGGTTCTATTCCAAAGAAGGTCGTCATATTTGTATGATGTTACAAGCTGATGGCTCAACACGGAGTACATTTTTTACTTATCCTGAGATTTTACGTGGGGTATGGCAATCACCTGAACAAGTTTACTTGGCTTTTGATGACGGTAAGGTATATCGCCAATCTGATAAATGTTATTCCTTTTCGGGAAAGCCAATTGATTGGATTATTAAAATGGCATTTAACCATTGTGGGTCGCCAACATTGATTAAAAGTTGGCATAGCTCAGAATTACAAGCGACTACAGAGGGAAAATCTAAATTACGTTATCGTTTCGATCTTGATTACAATTCTAACTACCATGCATCAACATTGAGCAAGGATTTGCAAATCGCTGGCGGTGGCGGGCGTTGGAATGATTCCTTTTGGAATGATTTCCTGTGGTCAGCGGAAGATTATTCTACACCAACATTCTATTTATCTGGCTATAGTCGCAATATTGCACTGTCATTTTCTGGTTCATCTATTTACTCCCCACAATTTGAAATCAGTGGGCTTATTCTCAACTACATAACTCGGAGAAATTATCGTGTCTGATGAAAAAAGAACGTGGTATCAACGAACCCATCAATTTACCCCTTACACAAAGGCAGATGGCACGGCAGTTTCTGATGAATTTGATGCCATCCAAGCGAGCTTTGAGCGTATTCCAGCAATGCGTGATGATGGAAAAGGCTTTGCAACCAGTCCATTAATTCCCGAACCTAGCGAACCAAATCATCCTGTCCCATTCAAAATGCTAACGGAAACAGAAGCAAGTGTGAATAATGCACGTGATGATGTCATCCAAAAAGCACAACAAGTTGCATCAGCCGCGCAAGAGGTTGCAAAAAACACCCAAATCACTGCAACCAATACACAAACAGCTCAGCAAGCTGCGACTTCTGCATTATCAAACAGTCAATCTGCGGATGAATCAGAAAATATGGCGCGTAAATGGGCATCTAATCCTGAAAATGAAGTTGTTTTAGATGAAAAATATTCTGCTTACCATTATGCACGAAAAGCAGCACAATTAGCCGTAAATTTAGCAAGTGCGGAATCATCTGCAACACAAAGTGCGACTATTGCTACACAAAAAGCAGAGGAAGCGACGCAAGCAGCCAAAAAAGCGGAAAGTCTTGCTGTTGGAGAGGTTGATTATGCCAAGGTACTTAATGTACCACGCTCAAATATTAATACCGAAGGAGTGGTTCGCTTAACCAACGATACTGGACTTGAAAGTGAATCTCTTGCACTCACCGCCAAAGCAGGTAAAAAACTCGCGCAACTGATTGCGACGGTGCAGCTTGCGTTAAATAACTATATCCCTCTTAACAAACGATCATCCGCAGTCAATAGCAACGACGAAAATAATGTAGCAACATCAAAAGCGGTTAAAACGGCTTATGACAAAGCCATTGCAGCCGAAGAGCTTGCCAATACAAAATGGGCAGCAAAATCAGCAACAGAAACAGAGCCAGGTATTTTACCAATATCGCACAAAACAGATGGAGCAGATAAAAACAAATTTGCCTCCGAATATGCGGTAGGCGAGGCTGCGAAAAAAGGCTTGCCTTTAGGTGCGGTGGTGTCATTTCCCCGCGCAGTGACCAATCCTGTTGGTTTTTTAAAAGCAGATGGCTCAACCTTTAATCAACAAACCTTCCCTGATTTGTATCGGGTTTTGGGTAGCAACAAACTCCCTGATTTAACCCGTAGCGATGTAGGCATGACGGCTTATTTTGCCGTGGATAACATTCCCACTGGTTGGATTGCCTTTGATGAGATTGCCACACAAGTTACCGAGCAACGTTACCCTGATTTATATCGTCACTTAGTCAGCAAATATGGCTCAATTAATAGTGTGCCTAAAGTAGCAGATAGATTTTTGCGTAATGCGGGCGATGGGTTATCTGTGGGGCAAATACAAGAAGATGAGTTAAAACGACACACACATAAAGTATTCTCATCTGAACCAAGTCATAGAAGTGCGAGCATTGAAGGCCTTAAAAATGACAATAACCTACTTGATGCGGGGCTAGTTACTGCAATTGACGATAGTGAATGGAGTAATAACGGTTGGATGACACCTGATGTGAATTCCAACTTTGCAACAGGTGGTGCCGAAACGCGCCCTAAATCATTAATCCTCAAATTATGCATCAAAGCCATTAATAGTTTTGATGATGTAGTCTTTTGGATTAAGTCG